TCTTCTTAATTCTATGTATGGTGTGCTTGGTCTTCCTGCCTTTCGGTTTTATGATATTGATAATGCTGAGGCGGTTACGATTACAGGTCAAACTGTTATTAAGAAAACAGCAGAGATGGCAAACATCAAATATTGGAAAGAACTCGGAACTAAAGAGGATTATAACGTTTACATTGATACTGATTCCATTTATATGATGGCTGAGCCATTAGTAAAGCATCGTTATCCCGAATATAAAGAATTTGATGAAAAACGAATGGCTTCCGAAGTAAATACAATTGCTGAAGAAACACAAACATTCTTAAACTCATTCTACGATATGTTGGCGGAGAGATTCTTTTTCATTCCAAAAGATAAACATAGATTTGAAATCAAAAAAGAATACATCAGTAAAGCAGGATTTTGGGTAGCCAAAAAGCGTTACGCACAATGGATGGTATTGAAAAATGGTATTCCATGCGATAAATTGGATGTTAAGGGATTGGATGTAGTTCGTTCATCATTCCCCAAAGCATTTCAGGACCAAATGAGTGGTATGTTAAAAGATATCCTAATGGGTAAAGATAACGAATATGTTGATAAAAAATTATTAGCATTTAAAGCTAGTATGGCTACTTTGCCTGTTAATAAAATAGCAAAGGGTGGAGCAATTAAGGAGTTGAGTAAATATGATAATGGTAGTTGGAGAAAAGATAGTGGGTTATCAATTGCATCTTTTGAGAAAGGAACACCTGCACACGTTAAAGCAGGTATCACTTACAATCGACTATTAAAATTCTTTAACGCACCATATAAGCATGAACCAATTAGAGATGGTGATAAAGTAAAATGGGTATATCTTAAAAACAATCCATTAGGATTGGATACTGTTGCTTTTAAAGATTATAATGACCCGAAAGAAATTATGGAATTCGTAGAACAATATATCGATAGAGATAAATTATATGTTTCGGATATGGAAAACAAAGTAGATGATTTCTATACCGCACTTAAATGGCAAAAGGCTTCAACCGAAGCTCTAACCGCCAAAAAGTTTTTCTCATTTTAATTTGGAACATTCGAAATATTTTCTTATATTTGTAACAATTAAAATAAAATTTAAAAATTAGATTATGAACAAAAACAATTTACAAAGATTCATTCAGAAGTATTCACTAGGTGGAGTAATTGAATCAGTAGCATGGAACGCAGAAGGAAACAAATTATCTGTACGTTTCATTTCAGATGACAAGACAATGCTGGGTGAAGTGGATTTTAATGGCTTTACATCAAAACCATTCAATGTTGGTATTTACACTACATCATTGTTAAAAAATTTATTAGGCATTTTAGATAATGATTTATCTTTAAATGTTGATATGGCTGGCGATAAAGCTACTGTATTAAAATTGGTTTCAGAAGAAACTGAAACTTCGTATCAATTGGCTGATTTAGGTGTGATTCCTGCGGTGCCTGATTTAAAAGTATTGCCAGAATTTGGTATCTCAATTGAGATGGCATCTACTATGATTGATAAGTTTATCAAAGCAAAAGGTGCATTAAGTGATATCGATACATTCACTGTGTTTACTGAAGGTGGTGATTTGAAGATGGCAATTGGTTATTCATCTATCTCTACAAATAGAGTAACATTCACTTGTGAAAAAGGATACGCTGATGAAGTTAAACCTATTTCTTTCTCCGCTAAATATCTTAAAGAAATCTTAACGGCAAACAAAGAGGCAACTGCTGCTAAACTTAAAGTATCAGCAGATGGATTAGCACACGTTGAATTCATTATCGATGAGTTCGTATGCAAATATTATTTAGTAGAAATTTCAAATTAATAAAAATGGCAGAACAATTAGATTTATTCCCACAAGAGGAATTACAACAACAAGAAGCAGGTAGTATTAAAGCAACTGAATCAACCCCAATTGCAGATGCAGAATGGTGTTTTCAATTCTTTAATAATGAACCAATAGTATTTGCTTTTTCAAATGAAGGAGAAGTAGCAACAACATTATCTTTACAAATTGAACCAAAAGAAGGTGAGGGATTAAACTTCCAACAAAACGGAATGACCTTTAGAATTTTTCCAAGACCAATTTCAGAAGAAACAAAAAAAGAAAGAAAAAATGCAAGTCAAAATAAAGAAGCTTAATCCAGAAGCAGTAATTCCAACTTACGCAAAAGATGGAGATGCCGGTATGGATTTAGTAGCAACATCAATTAAGTTTGATGGTACGCAAGTTACATACGGAACAGGATTAGCAATGGAAATACCGGAAGGATTTGTAGGATTAGTATTTCCTCGTTCATCTATCCGTAAAACCGATTTATCATTGAGTAATTCAGTAGGTGTGATTGATAGTGGTTATAGAGGTGAAATACAAGCAACTTTTAATCAAAAATCTTTATCTAAAGATGGCCAAATTTTATATGGAGTTGGTGATAGAATTATGCAAATTATAATCATACCATATCCACCAATTGAATTTGAAGAAGTAAATGAATTAAATAACACCGAAAGAGGCGAAGGCGGATTCGGTTCAACAGGAAAATAATACAATATGAGCTTTTTCGCAAACGATATTAATAAAAGAGAGCATAGCTTGTGGGTGGAGAAATACCGCCCACAAACTCTTGCTGACTATGTTGGTAATGAAACCATCAAAGAAACTATCCAACAATATTTGGATAACAACGATATTCCGCATTTATTACTTTATGGTAAAGCGGGTACGGGTAAAACTACATTAGCAAAGTTAATTGTAAACACAATCAAATGTGACCATATGATTATCAACGCATCGGATGAGAACAATGTAGATACTGTTCGTAACAAAGTAAAGAACTTTGCATCATCGGTAGGTTTTGCAGGATTTAAGGTTGTAATTTTGGATGAGTTTGATTATATGACTCCAAACGCACAGGCAATCCTTCGTAACTTAATGGAAACATTCAGTAAGCATTGTAGATTCATTTTAACGTGTAACTACATTGAGAAGATTATTGACCCGATTCAAAGTAGATGTCAATCATTTGCAATTACACCTCCAACTAAAAAAGATGTAGCGGTTCAGGTTTCTAAGATTTTGGATAAAGAAAATATCAAATATGATTTGAAAAATGTAGCTGATATTATTAGTTCATATTATCCAGATATTCGTAGAATATTAAATACTTGCCAATTACAATCAGCTAAAGGTGAATTAAAAGTAGACCATGCAATTATGGTGGAATCTAATTTCCAAACCAAATTGATTGAATTACTAACATCATCGGATGATAAACGTAATCTATTTATGAAAACCAGACAGGCGGTAGCAGATAATCGTTTGAATGATTATTCAGAAATGTACACTATGTTATATGATAAAGTAGATGAATACGCATCCGGAGATAAGGCAAATGTAATACTTACTATCGCAGATGGATTATCAAAAGATGCTTTAGTAGTAGATAAAGAAATAGTGTTTATGAGCACAATTATTCAAATTTTAAATATTATAAAATGATAGACCAATTTAACCAACCACAAATCGATTTAAAAGATACGAGAGATGTAGCATGCGAATGTGGTAACCTAATCTTTATGCCGGGTTATAGATTTCGTAAAGCATCTAAGTTATTAACTGGTGGTGATAAAGATACTGTTATGCCATTTGAAGTATTCTTATGTACAAATTGTGGTAAACCATTGCAGGACTTTTTACCTGAAGAATTAAAAATTACAAAAGAAGAAAACTAATGGCAGCTAAAAAGTTATTCGACCATCTTAATGCAATTACGGCGGAACAAGACCCAAACTATTTCGATAAGTTATCGGAAGAGGATTTGAAATCGTGGAGTAACTTTATGATTAATCGATTCCTGTCTATGAAGCCGGAATGGGTTGAATTAATTGCATCATTATTACCTTTAACTCAAACTCTTCGTCCAAAGGAGATGTACAAATTGTATATCAATGTTCTACCAAAAGGTAAACAATATCTGAAATATATAAAAGGTAAATCGGAAGATAAATATGAGGAGTTTTTAGTGGAGTTAATTAAAAAAGATTTTGGAGTACCCGAATCGCAAGCATTGGAATATATTGATATTCTTTATTCAACTAGAGAAGGTAGAGAAAATATTAAATACATTTGTGAAAAGTATGGTATAGATAAAAAACAAATTACGAAACTGAAATTAAAGATATAATTCTTTGGTTTATTTAAATAAATTTCGTATATTTGTTATATGGCTAGAGTATCATTTTCACAATATAGTATGTGGAGCAGTTGCCCACATCAATATAAACTAAGTTACATAGATGATTTAAGAGAATCATCATCCAATATACATTCTGTATTTGGTTCAGCAATGCACGAAACATTGCAAGAATATTTAAGTAGATGCCTTCGTATCTCCAAATCACAAGCTGATAAGGGAATGGATACGAAGGCTTTCCTTAAAGAAAAAATGAGAGAGTTCTTTCTCAAAGAATCCAACGAAGGTAAAGACCCTATATGTTCTAAAGAAGAATTAGTAGAGTTTTTAGAAGATGGGAATCTCATTTTAGATTACTTTCAGAAACCAAAAAATTTCAATAATTTCTTTTCTTTAAAAGATGATGAGTTAGTTGCAATTGAGCAACCCATCAATACTAAAATTTCAGAAAATGTAAACTTTTTGGGATTTATTGACTTTATTGTTAGAAGTAAAGCAACTGGCAAATATCGTATTACCGATTTCAAAACATCTACAAAAGGTTGGAGTAAGTATCAAAAATCAGACCCGATTAAAAATACTCAAATACTTTTATATAAGAAATTTTATGCAGAGATGTTAAAAATTTCCGAAGATATGATTGAAGTTGAATTTATCATATTAAAACGTAAAGTATCCGAAAATGCAGATTATCATATTCCACGAATTAGTAGACACGTACCGGCAAGTGGTAAACCATCTATTAATAAAGCATGGAAAGGATTTACGGAATTTGTAGACAATGTATTTAATGCAGATGGTTCGTATAGAACCGATATACCATTTCCAAAGAAGCCATCAAAATTATGCGGATGGTGTGAATTCTATGGAACACATTGTGATGGAAAATAATTTTTAGTATATATATGTATATACAAATATTATTAACTATGGCAGATTTAAAATTAACTACGGTTAAGGTTATAAAAAGGTTATATGATGAGGATTTTAAAATTACTACAATACGTGGTGGATTAAATTTTCAAAGACTTGTTAATCGAACTTTAGACCTTTACACAAAAAACGAAGAATTTAGAAAACAATTAAATGAATACACTATATTACAAATTAGTGGTTCACAATTTTAAGAGAACAAAATAAGTTATGACAAAAAAGAAAATTCTATTACTCTCCGATGACCTTCGAATGACTAGTGGTATTGCTAATGTTTCGAAACAATTAGTTTTGGGCACAGTAGATAAATACGATTGGGTTCAGTTAGGAGCAGCAATTCAACACCCAGATGCAGGAAAAGTATTTGATTTAAACGAAAGCGTTAGAGAGCAAACTGGTGTAAAAGATGCAAATGTAAAATTATATCCATCTGATGGATATGGCAATCCGGATGCAATTAGACAATTATTGATGATTGAAAAACCTGATGCTATCTTACACTTTACTGACCCGAGATATTGGATTTGGTTATATGAAATGGAGCATGAAATCCGTCAATCAGTACCCCTTTTCTTCTATCACATTTGGGATGATTTGCCAGACCCAAAATATAATAGAGATTACTACGAAAGTTGTGATTGGATTGGTTGTATTTCAAAACAAACTTATGGTATTACTCGTAGAGTTTGGAGTTGGGATAAGGAAGCACATTGGACACCACCCGCAGATTGGCAGGTAAGCTATGTACCACATGGTATCAATTCAGATTTATACAAACCAGTAGAAGTTCCAAAAGATTTTAAAGAAAGTATATTTGGGGATAAAGAATATGAATTTGTTCTTTATTGGAATAATAGAAATATTCGTAGAAAACAACCATTAGATGTAATATTTGCATTTGATAAATTTGTAGAAGCACTTGCGCCTGAACATAGAGATAAGGTTTGTTTAGTGATGCATACTCAACCTGTGGAAGAACATGGTACGGATTTACCAAGAAGTATTGCAGAATGTTGTTCATCTGAAACAAATGTAATATTTGCACCAAACAAATATAGTGAAGAACAATTAAACTATCTTTATAATATAGCTGATGTTACAATCAATATTGCATCTAATGAAGGGTTTGGATTAGCAACCGCAGAATCGGTAATGGCAGGAACACCTATCATTGTAAATGTGACAGGTGGTATGCAAGACCAATGTGGTTTTAGAGAAAACGGAACGGGTAAATTATTAATGGAAGAAGATTACGTTCAAATTGGTTCTTTACACGATAAACATAAAAAAGCAGGAGTAGTATATGGCGATTGGGTTAAACCAATTTGGCCAGTTCGTTCAACAACAGGTTCAGTCCCTACTCCATATATTTTTGATGATAGAGTTGATTTCGAAGATGTATCTCCATTAATTATGGATTGGTATAAAATGGGTAGAGAAGAAAGAAAAGCTGCTGGATTAAAAGGTAGAAATCATTTCTTAGGTGAAGGAAAATTAAGCAAAGAAGCAATGTGTGATGCATTGGTAGAAGGTATGGAAGGTGCATTCGCAAATTGGAAACCAAAACAAAAATTTAAGTTAATAGAGTTATAATATGAAACCAACATTAGTATTTCAGGCACCCGTAGCAACTAGAAGTGGATATGGTGACCACGCGAGAGATTTATTACATTCTCTTTATAAATTAGATAAATTTGAAATCAAAGTTATTAGTACTCGTTGGGGACAAACTCCAATGGATGCACTTAATTATGATAAACCATTTCATAAGTGGATTGTGGATAATATAATACCAGGTATTCAACAAAAGCCTGATATTTACATACAAGTTACTGTACCAAATGAATTTCAACCATTGGGGTTCTATAACATTGGAATTACAGCAGCAATTGAAACGACACACTCTCCATTAGATTGGGTACATGGTTGTAATAGAATGGATTTAATATTAGTACCATCGGAACATTCAAAGAAGAGTTTGGTAGATACGGTTTATAATGAGGCTGATAATAATACAAAACAATTAATAGCTCAGCATAGAATT